GCCCATCCCTTAGTGATGTAAGGAATATCCTGATTGAAGAATCTACCTGTCTCCAACCAGTTACTTGCTGCACCTTTAGCATGTGGACCAGGTTGACTAGCTGGTGCAAACATCTTCATTCCCCACTGTTCAGCCATAGATGGAAGTGGCTTACCAGTTTTGGGGTCAACACCCTGAGACTGCATGATACGCATATTCTTCAGTTCAGCATCAATTCGATTAAATGCTGTTGGACTAAGACCCTTGAACATGGTATATGCAGCGTGCCAGAATTCAGGGGTATGAAACAACATGAGTCCCTGTCTACCCGGTGCAGACAAGTCTCCAGTAGTTGTCATATTAGCAGGCATAGCCAGTGCTTCATCAATCCACTGAACTTGCTGTTTTGCAAGTGCTCTCTGACGCTTATTAGTCTTGTATCCCTGACCCCATCCAGCTCTATCCTTCAGTCTTTCCCACCATTTACCACCAGTCCAATTACCCAGATTCAAGGCTCCAGTTTCTTCCTTAAACAACCTACTCTCTTTCACAGCAGTAGCTAGTCTCTGAAGGAAGTTCTTGGTGTCTGCACTATATGGTCCCTTGGGTACTAGTCCACCTCGCTTTTCCAATTCCATAGCAAGTGGAAGTATAGCCTTCTGACCCATTCCAGCTTCTTGACTTACCGCCCAATTAATGAGATCACCTTCTCCAGTAAGTCGATTAGTCTGCATTTCAGCATGAGCAATTGGCTTACCATTCTTGTCTCGAATAGTGATGTGAGTTTCCGCTAGATGTGGACGACCTGAAGGAACATCTTCCACACCTAATCCCGGTTTACCCTCATCTACACTAGAAAGCAGTAGTTCGGCGAAATCCTTCTGAAGATGGTGTGATAGATCAGCAGGATCCATGTCATCAATAGCGTGTATTGTCTTGTCAGATAGTTCAAACCCCATTTCCCGCATCTTCTGTGCCAAAAGATTCTTACGGAAGCGCAGTTCTAGTTGACCTGCCTCTCTCAGATATTCAGTTTCAGCTTGTGCCTTAAGTCTAGATGCACCTTCTTTGTCACCAGCAGCTTCACGCGCGCGTGCCATTGACTCGAAGCGTTCAGCCTCCTTCATCTTACCTTTCATTTCTTTAGCAAACTTCATATTTGCAGTTGCAGCCATGTCACGATGTTTCTGACTAGCAGCCGCGTGCTGCATTGCTAGTTCAGGATTACCCGTATCCATCGCTGCTTTAGCCTGTTTCTCAAATTCACGTGCCTGATTCTCAAGTCGAATTACTTCATCTACAGCCTGCTGTCTCTTTACAGCTGCGGACTGTCTAGGATTCGCTGGTTCTTGAGGAACCATACCACGCGCACCACCAGTAGGTCGAATTCCAAGTGGTCCTTTAGGTGGAATTCTTCCATTCTGTTCATCAATCCATTCCTGACTCATCCTGTTTGGATCTTCAGAACCTCCTTCCATCCGATTAGGCTTGAACATGTCCTGCTGACCCTGTTCAACTGCACTATATCTATCAGCTAGTTCATTGTATTTTGCAGCCTTAGCTGTATCTCCCATCCTTGTATAGTGTTCTGCAAGTGCAGCCACTTCTTCAGATGGAGTGATGGGTCTACCATACATGTCATGAAGGGCACGAATCTTCTGTGCTTCTCCAGCTAGACCACCTTCCATCAAAGTAGCGACTTTAAGCACATCCTTCTGTCTTACCTGATCACTTTCGGGTATTACATTAGCTGGTCTCTGATCTTCCAGACCCAACATCATCTGTTCACCAGGTGGAACTTCTCTTGCTCTATTGACTCTCTGTAGAGTCATATCAGCTTCCCATCCAGACATGCCAGATGGGTCATAACTCATGTCACGTAGTGCTTGTTTCTTCGCATCAATAATTCCACCGATATTAACAGTTGGAATATCTTCCTCTAAGGCTTCCGCAGGAGTTTCTTCCCATGCAGGGTCGTGTGGCTCAGATTCCAGAGGGTCAGGTATCCTGAGTTTACCCTTATTGTCAGCATGAAGTTTAGAAGTAATTTGAATAATCAGTTGCTGTGCTTTGCGAATTTCAGCAGGCGGCAGATGTGCCAAGTACTTATTCATCTCTGTCAATGCCAGAGCTGGATTTCGAGCATATGCATGGAGTACATTGTTTATAGCTATTTCAGTGGGGTTTAGGGGAATGTTAGATTCGCCCGCCCCAATCTGCTCACGCAAGCGCGCATCTTCTATCTGATTGATAATACTCTCATCTGTACTTCCAGCAGCAGCATTCAATTCTTCCTGAGTAGGATCTCTACCCAAGATTCTACGCAGTCTAGTTCTCAAATCTTCTGGTGGAATCCCCCCACCAGTAGCCATATCCCCACCCTGTTCATGTCCAAATGTGGGTGAAGTAGGCTGTTCTCTGAGTGGATCTCCACCCATACCTGTATCTACATCCGACTGAGTAGGATGGAACTCATCAGGTGCATCAAACAGTCCACCTCTAGGTCTACCTGTTGTTTCAGCTCTACCTCTCAAGATACGCGATGATGCGCGCTCATACTTGGCTTGAGCTAAATCACTGAGTGCCGCTGCTCTCTTGAATGCAGCTACAACCTCAGGAGGTTCGGGAATACCGTGCCTCAATCTATTGTTTTGTGCCTCAAAATATGCACCCCAAGTTGCTTCTCTTTGTTTCACATAATTAGCAAAGTTCTGAGAAATCATCTCAGGATTAGATTCGTGATAGATAGCTAGAGCCTCATCACGTAGTTCTGGATGACTGATTAGGATTGCATTGATACCACCTTCAGGTGCTACTCTAGTTTCCTCATTAATAGCAGCTCTAGAGGTGGGATTACTTACATTCTCTCCCGGTAGGAAGGATTCCATACCCTCCGCATTAGTAGCTTTACCCTCATCAGGCTGGAAAGCCATCTCAGGAATAGCTTCATCACCACGAAGTGGCTGTCTGGGTGGCCTTTGTGACCAATCACCACCAGATGCCATATCTCCACCTTGTTCCATTCCAAATCCTCTGGATGGAATAGATGGATCTCTTAATGTATCCCCTCCCATGCCCAAATCAGGCTGGTCAAATGACCTATTGATATCACCATATATTGGTGGGGGAATTGGTGGAGCATCAGTGATACGAGTAGCGATATCCATGCCCTGAAGTCTATCAGTGATAGGGGCAAATGGATCTACATCGAATGTGGGCATGTCAGTACTGGCAACATGACCCTGAAGAATTCTGTCTTTAGTTTCGATATCATTAGCTGTATCTGTAAGCATATTCCTACCAGGTGAATCGAACTGATCCACCTGTTGCTGATACGCATGAGGATTAAATTCCAAATCCTGAGTGAGTGGAAGATCCTTATAGATACTAGGAGCTTCTGCAATCTTTGCTAGTCCTGGTTCTGGAGTATAGGATGGACGATGCTGCCCAGCTGCACCCGCACCTCCAGCCATTTCAGCGATTCCAAACCCTATTTGAGTAGGATCTCCCTGTTCATAACCTTTATACGCATGTGCCGCACCAGTAGGTACTTGAGCAACACCGAAAGCCTTATCAGCTGTGATAAGTTTTTGAGCTGCATTGAAATTTCTTAATGCACCTACTGTATCTCCTGCTTCATCTAGTGCTTTAGCTGCTTTAAGCAGTCCCTGCGCCCTTGCACCAAATCCAATAGTAGCTATATTAAGAGGAGTAGTAAATCCTTCAGCAACTTGACTAGCACCTTCTATTGAACCTCCAAGAAATCCCCTCTGTACTTCTGGTCTAGCTCCCAATATACCTGCAGGAGTATACTTCAGAAGTGGATCGAAGAAATCACTATTAGGGTCAGTAATGTAATTAGATACCTTTCTACCCATTCCAGGTAGATCAATACCTAATGATTTAGAAATAGGTTGATTAATCCAAAGACTATCTAACCAGTCGATTCCCTTACTTATTGCACTTGGTTCAGGTTCAGTCTCGTATGTTGGATGAAATCCAGTATCATACTTCCTAACCTGAGGAGGTTCATTTTCATACGTTGGACTGAAGCCAATATCAGGTTTATCATTCCCCCAACTATTAGAGACAGGTTTCCAATTATCCTCGGTAGCACCCCAAGAATTAGAGATTGTAGTCCACTGAGGCATTATCGTCTCCTTCTTGGACCGGACAGAGGATCATAATCAACCCATCCATTAGTTTCCCTATTGTAGTATCTGACATTACCTTGCGGATCTGTATATCTGAAGGTATTACCATTGACATCAACTTTTGAGCCTCTTGGAATAGCTGCTGCGGCTCGTTCAGGAATTGGGTCAGGACCATTATCAGTTGCTTGAGGCGCAGTTGATTTAGACGGAACTGGACCCTGAGGTACAACATTCTTAGGAGTAGCTGGTTTAGGTGTAGGTGTAGTACCAGGTTCCTTATAGGCTCTATTGAGATACTTATTCCAAGAGTCAGGAAGGAATGCAAATTTATTATCCTGACTAGGTGGCATCCATGTACCATCTGAATTAGATTTAGTAGTTGAACCACCACCCGGAAGTGACTTGGCTGAATTTGGAGCAGTAGAAGGTCCAATAGTTGAAGTAGTAGGAGCAGAACTAGTAGCAGGATATCCAGATGGACCTAATCCAGTTGGAGGTGGAGTAGTGGTAGTAGCTGATGGGACAGTAGTAGTCTTGGCTTTCTCTCTAGCAGCTTTCTGTTCTGCATTAGATCCACCTACTGTTGGATATGGTGCCATACCCGGATGAAGGAGTGAACGGAGATAATTATATCCGTCCATATCATCCTTATATCGCTGCCAATCCTCATCACTACCGCCACCAAGTCCAAACAAACCCCTCTTAGGAGGCTGAGGTGGAGCACCCATACCTTCGTACAACTCAGTATCTGAGTTATAGTTAATGAAGTTATTCCAATCAGGATGACGACTCAGAATTCCTGCAATTTTATTGTTAGTCTCCATTCGCTGTTCCAATGGAGTGAGTGTCTTAGCAGCATCCTCAGTACCAATTCTATTCAATGCACCTGTTACAGGCTTACCCGGAGCGCGTGGAGTAGTTGAAGAAGCAGTACCCGGAGGAGTAATGGGTACACTAGTTCCTACTCCTGGTCCAGCAGAAGGACGCGCACTCGGACGTTCACCTGGCTGAGCTACTTCCAATGGATAGATTCTTCCACCTCTTGCATAACCCCACTGTTTCTTACCTGTATTTGGGTCAGTATATTCGATTGGTGTTTCCTGAGCATTAGCAGCTGCTGTATCAGCACGAGCACCTGATGCCTTCACATTCCATCTACCCTGAGCATCAATAATCTGTTCCCGTGTCATACCTCTAGATGTACCTAGTTCATGCATTCTACCCTGATTATCAAATCCAACCCATCTATCACCATCCAATTTAACATCTAGACCAGCAGCCTGAGCCTCACGAATACGATTAGTTGTACGTGCAATTTCAGCCCTCTGATCAGCCTGACGTGCGGCTTCGGCTAGTTTATTAGCCTGAGTAGTGGCAGTCACTACATTACCAGCGAGATTCCTCTCATTGACATTGGCTGTATTTTCCAACTGGGCAGCCTTGTAGAATGGTTCAGCCTTTTCTTTCCAATCAGCCTGCTGACGATAGTAAGGTGCATACATCACCTTTTCAGTGGTGGCTAGTGGATCTTGTGCCTTGAGTGATAGACCAGCAGCCACCAGTGCGCGTCCAATACCGGGTTTATTACGCTCTGGTGCTGTATCAAGTAGTGTGTCATATCTATCTCTGGATTTAGTCGCAGGGGTATACACCCTATTGACTATATTCATGATATCTTCTGCACTACTTTCCCTATTAGTGGGATCCACACGCGGGGCCTCAATAGTAGGTGCCTTGATATTAGCTAGTTCTGGCTGACTTTCAGGTTCAGACCCTAGTCCATATCCGCTACTCTGCTGAGAACCAATCTGCTGAAGTCCAGAACTAGTTGGTTGTTCTGGAGCATCAAAGAATGGGTCATCATTGTAGGTCTGCGTATTTCTACCTACACTAGCAGATGGTTCATCACTATAACTACCGTAACCACCGTATACAGTAGGTCTGCGAAGGTTCTGGATACCGTATGCCATTACCATTCACCATTCGGGCCAGGACCACGACCCTGATCACGTGGATCATAAGAAGGAGCAGCAACAGGAGCCGGCTGATTGCGTTTCCGCGCATCATTCCATTCCACTGCTACGTTACCAATCCTACCAGCCATATCACCAATATCCTTGATACGACCCATAGTCTGGTCATACTGACCTGGTAGTTCCTGAGACTTACCAAGTGCATTAGTCATGTTGACACCCTGAGTACCACCCTGACCTACGGCTGAAAGCAACTGATTACCGAATGTTTCAGACATACCGGGATTAGTACCATACAGTGATGTCATTCCACTTAATGCTCTAAGTTGGTCCGCTCTACTAGCCGCGGCTGAATAGGCTGCATTAGATGCATTACTAGCTGCCGCTGAATTAGCTGCACCTGCATTAGACTGAGCAGCTGACATCTTGGCATTAGCATTGTATTTGGCGACATCAAGATCAGCAGCAAGACGCTGCTTCTCAATGTCAGTCATTCCTTCTAGACCCTTCAACCTACCCTGATTTCTAGTGTCGATGATACCAGCTTCAACATTCTGCATGGCATCGGCACCTAGCTGGCCCTGTTCTCTAGCCATACGACCCTGTAGGGCGAATGCATTAGGTGAATATCCACCCTGTAGTGAACGCTGTCTACCGATTTCTCTCTCAGCATTTGCGTAAGCAGCCCTAATTGGACTAGTCCCACGCGCGCGTAGATTACTAACATCATTCGCTGAGTATCCACCTGTGTTACTAAACTCAGTCATTCCAGCATAGGAATTGAATGGGTCTTTGTAACTAATCTGTTCAGGTGCCCATGTAGCAGCAGTGTAACCTCCTCCGCCACCACCTCCTCCACCACCTGATTCTCCACCACCAGATGCAATACCCCGATATCTGTTCATGATATCAGTGTAGTCACCAAAGTTGGCTTCGGAACCACGACCATAGTTATAAGCCATAGCCTGAGCCATTGGCCCCTGCTGTTGCTCATATCGGTCATTTTGACGTGCTACCTCGTCTTGAACCTTTCCACGAGGGTCATTACCAGACTTCTCCTTGTTTTTATTACCGCCCATGTGTGCCTCACAGGTCTAGAATGAGTGACTTTCCTCGTGGCAATCTGAATCCATTACGCATCAATCGTTTACTGTACTTATCGTTCTGACTCCAGACGAACATCTGGTCATAATCCGATTGTTTACAAACGAAAGTTGATGCGTCCAGAAGCTGATACAATGCCCTGATTCTATCTGTCGGAGCCCTGTCCATATCTGTGATTGCGATACACTCAGCAATATCACGTACTCCACCTATGGTTAGGACTCCTTTATCATCTTCTATTACAAACGCGCAAATGAACTGCATAAAATCAGGTAGAAGGAACTCATATTTGAAATGTTTCTCATGTAGTTCCTTCAGCTTCTCGTAGTCTGAAGGTTCAAAGGAACGAATAATCATTACTAACTCGGTGTGTCAATACCAGCCAATGGATTCCACAGAGTAGTAACTTGGGCTTCCAAATCAATATCTGCAATAGTACAAGTAGCTACCTTAGTAGGTTCATCATATGTAGTCGCATTGATTACATTGACTCCCATTACTACTTGTGGACCAGCCTGATTAGCTGCCATTTGAGGACTTTGTACCACTCTCTGAGCATACTGTGCTCGATAGGAGTGATAAGGTGTACCACCTGGTTCACTTAGTACTACACCAGATACGCGCGCAAGCATGGCCTGAACGCGCTCCATGAACTCCACGTTGCGAATGAGCGCCATCTGTTGAACTGAAACTTCTACGGCCATGTTATGCTCCTTCTAATGTCTTGACACGCGCATGTAACAGTTGAAGTGCTTTCCAAAGAACTGGAACTATCTTATCTGGTAGATAACTAAGTGCATCTGGTCTCTCTGTCGATACGACACTAGTTCCAAGACGCTGATCTAGTTTCTCTAAAATGTCTTGTGCGGAGAACATTGGAAATACTCGATGCTGTTCATCATCACTGAATCCAGCGATCATAGTTCCAATTGAATCCACGATGTCTAGTGCATCGGGTATCTCTCCGAGGATGTTCTTGGCTCGTACATCTGAACTAGTTTGAACACCATACAGTGAATAGACTGTATTCCACCTAAGTGCAGCAGTACCACAGTACAATCCAGTATCTGAAGTACCACTAAAATGTCCCCCTACAAGTACTTGATATCCTGGACCACAACTAAGGAGTACAAGAGTTCCACATAGAATATCTACTTTACCACTTGCAGTATTGAAAGCTCTTACAATAGCTCGATTATCATTATTGTGATTAACACCATGTTCAAATGAACCATTAGCTGTATTATAATAGTGACCTGCAGTAGTTCCACTTACTACAACACTAGGATTAGCAGCAGATCCAACTGGAACAATGATTCCACCCTGAGGAAATAGAGTTCCAGGATGATACAAATCCATCAGTTTAACAGTACCAGCTGCATTATACCAACGAGTAGTAGAGTCCTGAGCGCAACCAAAATATGCTTCTGCACCTGACTTATATAGTCCCATTCCAACACCAGGACCACCTCCAACATATAGTGCCTGACCTGCATTTGGTAGTGTAAGTTTAGTACCATCTAATTGAGCAACAGCTAATGTACTAGCTGCATTACGAAATTCATAGTTATTAAAATACGATGTCCAGTTACCCTGACCAATTACAATTCCCTGATTTCCTTCACTAGCAAGATACTGACCACTTTTAGAGTGGATAGATGAGTTAGACTTTATTGTACCACCAACAAGCATATTACCAGAGAATGTCCATGCTCCATGAGCATCAACATTAGTAACTGCATTACCAGAACGACCTACATTAATGAAATTAGTAGCAGTAACTCCATCATCATTATAGAAGTTGACACCAAATGTTTTATCATTATTGAAAATTAGAGTTTTCTTCTCATTAACAAGTCCATCAGTATCTTGCAACCAAATTCCTGCAACTGCACCATTAACGAAAAGATTACCATTAGTAGTAGCTAGACTTCTAGCGGTCAAATCTCCTGTAATTTGAGCATTACTACCCATGAATAAGTTACTACCACTAATATTACCACCAGTACCGAGAGAACCATCACGATCAATAGTTAACATACCTCCATTGAATGCACCAACATCACTGAATGGAATAAATTTAATAGCCTGACCAGTATTTTGAATACCGAAATTTCTTAGATTAGCCTGTTGTGCTTGATCCCAAAGGAATAGAGTTGGGAGGGCCTTGTTAATCATCTGATTAGCAGAGAACTGATTCTCTACATTCAGCCATGCATTATTAACAAGGAAGTCAGTTCCACCAGGCTGATGAGTAGCCTGATGTAATCCTGCTACACCTTCTGGACCTTGTGGACCTTCTGGACCTATTGGGCCTTGTGGTCCTGCTGGACCGGGTACAGTAGATGCTGGACCTTCTGGTCCTTCAGGACCGATAGGACCTTCTGGACCTTGAATACCCTGAGGTCCAGCAGGCCCCGGTACAGTTGAATCTGCACCAGTTGCACCTACTGGTCCCTGTATACCTTGTGGACCTTGTGGCCCAACAGGTCCGGGAACTGTAGAATCTGCACCTGTAGGACCTTGTGGTCCGATAGGTCCAATTTCACCTTGTGGTCCTACTGGACCTGTGGGACCAGCTGGACCTGTATTTCCTATAGGACCTTGTGGACCAGTTGCACCAGTATTACCAGTATCACCTTTTGGACCTGTTGGTCCTGCTGGTCCTGTTGCACCTGTAGGTCCTACTGGTCCTTGTGGTCCCGGAGGTCCACCGGGTGTTCCAGGTTCACCTTTATCTCCTTTTTCACCCTTTAATGCTTCACCACCTTCACCCTTCTTAGCCAGTTCATCAGTCATTACATCCTGATATTGAACTAGGCGTTCAATCAAGGTCTGCATCAACTGATAACTAGTGTTATCTAGCTGAGTTTGAGACAGAATTCCCTTCAAGTCAGCAAATTTAGGCTGTACTTTGGGTTTCTGGAAGGCCATTATGCACCCGGATGAGACGTGTAAATTTCCTTCATGTAAACTACAATTCGATTAATTCTAAAATATTCATCTAGTTCAGTTACTTGAAACTCAAAACACGCACGCTGCTCGACGAAATTCACTAGTCGATTTGGTTGAATTCGAGTCCTATCAACCAAGGGTAGAGGTGTCAATGTCTTGAATCTCATGAAATCTAGTGAATGAACTACCATCTTTAGACTACCCTGACCAGTCGCGCGTAATCTAACAGTAGAGAAGTGATGAATACCTTCACCACCTGAACCTTCACTTGTGGTTGCTCCTCTGGCCATGATTAGTCACCTATGAAGGCAGTACGAATGGTTACTGGAATTCCATCAACTATTTCTTGCTCATTTACACCATAATAAACATCATGCCTAGTGATATTATCTGGATCTAGTACCATGATTCCACCCCCGATTGGTTGTGGTGGACCTACAGGTGGTGGACCTGTTGGTGGAAATACAAATGGTGGCTGTGGTGTTCCCGGTGGATATTCACTTTCTGGAGGAATCAAACCCCAGGGAGGTGGCGCAATACCAGTACCACCATCAACCTGAATTGGACTAACCCAGAAGTTCAAATCAGAAGACCCACCAGCTGCACCGAATCTCTGTGGAATTGTAACATCCATACTATTGTTAGCGTATAGTATCTGATCATCAATCAACGCACTATTTCTAAAACTATGGAATCCTCTGGTATAAACTATAACTCCATCTGCAAGTCGAATTTTACGGAAGAATGAAGTATTTTGAGTATTAGTAACTGGTGGAAATGCAATTGAAGATTCAATTGTCCAAGCATAGATATGGCTAAAATCTTCTCCATAGTTGATACGACCACCATAAAAATTAGAAGCAAAATTCCATTCTGAAACCTTGAAACCACCAGGAATATGATATTCCCTTATCGTATGCTGGAAACTTTGTGACCCAACAGGTCTAGAATAATTGACAATTACAGTACCTCTAGGTGATGCTAGAATATCTAGAATCTCTCCAATGTAGGGACTTGGAGTAGGTACTAAATCTGGCATAACTACATTATTCACCAGATCATGCATCTTAATTGCATTACTACCAACAGTATGATAGAATAACCAACGATAGTCAAATGCACACATGTGTATTACTGGATCAGCAAAGAAATATGGAATTCCCAGTGAACCATCTGCCTCAACTGCTCTACATATATTATTTGGAGCATTTACATAGGATACCCAGAAATTACGTCTATTTGCATTAGCTTTAATGTAATAGATTTGATTACCAATAGCAGGACTACCGACGAGAACATAATTCTTATCACGTACACTAATTCCATTAGCTCTAACATCTGCAATACAAGTCTCTCCAGTGATGAGAATATCTCCAGCAGCGGTACCACCCAATGAATGATTAGGCTCAGCTATGAGCATAGTCTTAGGTGTATATAGTTGATTATTAGCTGCACCATCAGTAGGCAATGCTACAATAGGAGCATCCATAACATTATCCTGAACTAGGATAGCTCCAACTTTAATTGGATAGACTGGCATTTCTACAAATTCAATAGTTATGAAACACTGTGCAATATCTACATGAGGAGGTGTAACAACTTTAATGTAATACCAATCATTTCCATTAATACCTGTATTGAACTGAACGACCTTACCTGACACTATTACACTATTACTAGCGTTATATACTGTTGCAACAGAGGCATGACTATAGGGAGGATGGAAGACAAAACTTCCAATATTCTTAACAACTACTGAGAATACAGTCGGACTAGTTCTAGGAATGAAAGAAACTCCGGGCTTAAACTTGTACCATAATTCAGTGTATATAGGGGGAGGTCCACCACCTGCTGGAGGAGGATACACATCTCCATAGGGATACCATGAAGTTGGCTGATTGTACTTCCAATTTGCCGAACTAACAGAAGCGGGCTTAATTTCAATTGCCGTCGCTTGAGTAGTGTTTGGTGGCTCAGATCCAATTGGCATGATTATGGCTCAACCTGTGTAGTACCCAACATCAAATGATCGATATTAAGAAGAGCAATTGAACTGATCCTTGACTTGAAGTACCACCTAGCCCATCGAATATCCTTGGGATTTAAGCCGTTACCATAATCTGCCAACCATAGAATTTTGGTTGGAGACTGGGGATCAACAATCCAAATCTTCTTATGGACTGAATTGTTGACAATTTGAAGATGATGGAATTCATTTCTATCCCAATCCATCCAAATATCTTCAATCTTCCAACTCAATTCGGGACGCGCGTAGGTGCCATTAAATAGCATCAGACCTGACCAATCAGTAATGATCAGATAGTCTACGTTCACACCACCAGAATCGAGTACTTCAGCAATTCCATGTACTGATGCGCCGATACCCTGGTCCAGTACTTCAATTGGTCCCCAAGTAGAGGGTTCATCCTGATTGTCCGTAACTGCATATGTACGTGCTGATTTGAATAGATACAGGTTGTCACGGAAATCCTGACAATTAGTGAGTGGATTTCCATCAAGTGGAGTAATGATTAGTCCATCAATTTGATTGATAGCTTCAGGCTCACCTGGTGCAGATAACCATGCGACTGACCTATTATCTGGCTTCTTCTTATCCTCTACTCCATTAGTGTCTTTCGGATAAGATGCGTCTCCAACTATCACCAAGCGCGCATGATATTCACAGAAATTGACTCCAGCTGGAATCTTAGAGAAGTTATCAATCAGATGAGAAGCATCAGCTATCAAATCTGAATCATAGAAATTAACATCAATTGTCGTAGCAGTATTGTTTTCTAATGTACCCTTGGGAACGAAGAAGAACTGGTATCCTTTCTGATCTCCATGATATTCAGGAATTGTCTTAGTAGCAACGATGTGTCGCTTAACTACATGTGAACCCGCAGGAGCGACAGGAATGTTAATAATTCTAACTGTTTTACTTGAATCTACTAGTGTCTGTCCTGTGTAGAATTCGGGTCCTGGTGCTGATAGATAGCCTGTATCAGTTTCATAGACTACAGCAAATAGATGGAATCCAGTATCACAAAATCCAGGATCTATTGGATTGAAGACAAACATTGCATCTAGTACTGGACCCGGAGTTGCTCCAGGTACATATACTGTAGTCATCTCACTATCAGCAACATCAACTACAAAACTTGTAGTAGTATTATCTGGAACAGTTGCAACCTTAAATACTTCATTGACTACTCCAGGTGCATATGGAATACCTGCCTTAGTCATCACAATTGTCCTACTAGTCGTACCTACTGGACCAATAGGAATGTTAGTTACTTTAATAGTCTTGCCACCCGGAGCATTTACTGCAACTCTGAGAGACATCTCAACAATGCCATCATTAAATGCCACTGCAAGGACATGATATCCTTCAGTGACTTTACCAGCAATGTCATTGTTGTAGGCAATGATTGGTTTCTTACCACCATTAACTGGAGGTAGACCGGCTGCCAATCGTGCAGTTACAACAGTTCCAACTGGTGTATCAATTGGACGATTATATACGTAGACGAATTCATTTGGGAGTGCGAGTGAATACTTTCGGGGTGGATCTGCTGGATTAGTGTAAGTTTTGAATGGACTGATATAGGCTCTACCTGCAATTGAAATGAATGCAAAATCTTCCATTCCGGCGATATTCAAGATATTATAGGCTTCAGTAGGACTAATTACATGATAGAGTAGTCCACCTTCTACCAAGACAAGGAGAGTCTGACCAGTTTGAGTATTGTAGTTATAGATACGTCTAGTATTAGCTAAATTGGCAGGTGATGGAGTTGCAATTGTTCGTAGATATGGCTTGACAGCCTGACGAGTTTCAACTCCTGAGTGAAAGAATTGAATATTATCTGCAATGAGTAGATGATCTAGTGGACATGATTCAGCATCACCCCTATCCCAAAGTCCATTTATCTCCTCAATTACTACTGGATGATGTTCTCGTACCATTCCCATTAGAAACCACCCCGTGCCTTAAATGCCGCTCTAAATGGGCGATGACGAGTCATGATCTGCTGTCTGCCCTTATTGTTGATTCCGTCAATTCGTTCCATTGCTTCACTAGCTTTATTATCTAGTGCTTCGGCACGAGTCTGATTCTCACCAATAAACATAGCCGCGTATGCAGCAGTTTTATAGGCAAGGAATGACCTAGATTTAGTACCTCCAACGATTGAATCTACTGATGTTGGAGCTACATTCAGGTCATAGATACCGAGTATTTGAATTTCTTGAGGGATGGTTGATGCAGCTCGATGGAGAATGATGGTCTGTACTTCCCATGACCATTCAGTGAATATTCCACAAGGAGTACCAGTACCTACCATGTACTCACGCCGCTTCATGGGTGAAAATTCACTCTGTCCTACAGGTCTTGCCTTGAGTTCCTGAATTTCTACTAGATTTTCAGGATAGGTTACTACCTGCACGCTTTCAGGAGGATAGATTGCATTCACTCCTACAGGAACATAAACTGTGGGAGAACCCCAAACAGTAGGAGGACTCTGACTTTCCAGCAAAGATTCAGATAATTCATCAAGAGCCATTCTCAAGAATGGCATCAGTACAACATGATTATAATCTGTCTTATCTGGATCATTCAGGAGCACAGCACTGCGATCCATCACCTCTCTAGCAGTGATATAAGCGGAAGACATGATGACTCCTGTTAAAAGGTAGGGGAGCTAAACAGCCCCCCATCCAGTACTAGAGAGAACGGTAACGATTCAACTGATCCCAATATTCATGATTCAAGGGAATATTGGATTCCTTGTTATCGTATTCCAACAGAGTTGCACCAATCTTTGCAAGCAACTCATCCTTTTCACCATCTGCTGCCTTACCCTTAACAGGAGGTTCCGACTTCTTCACTACAACTGGTGGAAGATCAATCTTCTTTTCGTCTGACATTGTTCCTCCTATACTAAGATACAACGAAGGCGTACACACCAGCAGTGACGGTGCAGGTGACAGTGGTCACACCAACGAGATCATACTCCTTGATGTTACTACCCATCGGCAATGTACCAGGAGGTACAGGAGGTACAGGCAATGCAGGTGGAGCCTGTTCAACCTGCAATCGCGCATGTTCCAGATCAAATAGAACATTCTCTACTCGATCAATAACCAATGCAGCATTGGCTCGATTCGGTCCCGTCTTACCCGTAACAGTGATCTGATGTCCGGCCATGTCTTTTTTTCCTTCCTGTAACTACTGAGCGAACTGAATGTTGAGTTCCTTGGCTCTTGCTGGATCTGCAATAGCCTTACACGTCTGACAGATAGGATACAGCTGATTTCTGAGAGAACCACAAGCAACACAACGTACCAGTTCCGCAGTCTGCAAGTCACCCAACCACGGTTTATTAGAGATATTCAATTCCTTACATCCGAGACGCGCATCCGAACTAATGGCGAGAGGATTTCCATTACTTCGACTCCACAGAATATCAGCAATGCGAATCAACTCAAGGAACCACTTCCTCTGTCTAGCCTGAGCAGCTACAAGCAAAGGCATATGTTCCTTCTTCAACTTCTCGATGGTGTATTCACCGGGGACATAGAATAGACCCGGCATCTGGTCACTCATGTTGGCTGCCAGCAATCCATTCAAGTAGTCCTTGACGATTGAATCAGCAATCTGAATACTAGAGACTGGAATCTCCAGTAGAGGCTGATTCTCATCTATCTCTCTCCACCAAGAACTAGGACCAACAACAAGAATGCTAGGAGAATCAAAGCTACCAGGTCCCAAATCAAAGAATCCTGGCTGAATCGTGGGCTTTCGCTCATGAATCTCCTTGGGTAGAATCGACACAACAGTCGACTTATCCATTGGATTGATAGGCGCGCGTATAGTTCGCCGATTATTTGCGTGCTGAAGTCCGGGAAATTCACCTACTTGCATTACTTAAACTCCTTGTTAGGAACTACGACAGCCTCTTTATAGCGAAGTGCATCGCCTACTTCTGTTTCATTTCCAAATAGTTCATCATGTAGTTTAGTGATCCGTTCCTCCTGAGCACCTTCACTGGTGTCCGGATCGACATACTTTTTTAATCCACCACGACCGAGAGCCGCATGTAATGTATCAACTATGAGCTTAATTGGTTCCCATTTGGGTGGAAGTGGATTACCTGTACTGTCCACAAATACCCAAAGAGGCTCATAGGATATTTTCATGCCAGCTAGTTCCACCTGTTGTTCGTCTGGCACAATGACTAGGCGTTCAAGCACATGGACATCGTGCAAATAGCTGTATTTCTTCACCTCTCGAACTTCAGGGGTGAGTAGTCCCACCCCTGAGTCGAGAGTATCCATCTTACGCTTCTCAACCATATCATCCGCCCATACGACACGGAATATAGCTTTACCAGATATTACATCTGTTCCAAAATAATCAATGAGACGCTGATTGAGAGTAGTGATAGGTTCCATTAGCTGATAGTCCCACCTGAACCGATGAACCAACCCTGAAACATCTTGGAGTAAACGAGAGTAGTAAACCTATGAAGAATGATGGTACTGACTCCATAGATGTTGCCGTTAGGCTGCCCACGTAAGTCAATTGATTCAGTGAGAGCAACTAGGACGAGTAGACCCGGATGACCCCCACCGAAGTGCGGATGAATCCATTCAATCAAAGGACCACCTTCTACATACACAATGTCAGTCCTGACATGTATCTCAGTACCTACTAGTTTAATACGCGCTTCAGTCAGCTTGGTTGTGGTTCCTGGTATCATCACTGCCTCCAAAAAAGTAGGTGAGTGCTAGTCCATTACTCAGGGGAGAGTAAAGGCACCCACAAACTAACACCCACCTACATACTAGACGACAGTATGAATGTACCACTTGCCAAGTGACTTTACGAACACAAGCAAGATGGGACGATTAACAGTCAAGGTGGCACCAACAGCAACGTTACCAGCGGTGCCAAGAATCACACCAGCAATAGTAGGAAGCAGAATCACCAATCCACTAAACTGACCACCACCGAAGTTGGGCAGGATAGTGTTGATGGTTCCAGCAGTAGTGACAATCAGAATGTCACTCTTAGCTGCAACCTTATCAGCTGCTACTACTGAGGATTCACTGAGTTTGGTAGTTGTTCCTGGAATCATGTCAGCCTCTTTCTCCCACCACGCCACCCATTAAGAGATTAACTAGTAACCAACAGGAACTGCGAGGGCGTCGATGTAGCTGCAAGCCGCAGGATTCGAAACGAATGTCTGCATACCCACAACCATGTAGAAGATTTCCGCCGCAGCCACACCACCAGATGCGCCACGAATTTCGAAAATCTTCCGCCCATCGGTAGTGTAGAAGCCGATGGGGAGGATTTCACCACGCCCCCACACTTCATCGACAATGAAGTCGATGCGTGTCTTATCCCAGCTATAAGATGCCTTCATTGAGGCACCCGCAAGCTGCATGTTGTTCCCAAAATACATATTCAGCCCTTCTTCTTTGGCTGTTTTCTGGATAATGGAAACAAGCTGACCGATTTCCTCATACGCCTGCATCTGGCAAGGATGCAACCACGCAGTAGGATTGAAGTTGTTTTCGATACCTACACGATTACCAATCTTGTTGATTGCCAACCGTGGAAGTGGAAGGGTAAGCGCGACGCCTCCACCATTGACTCGATTAGCTCGAATCTCCGGAGTTGTGGAACGGCTGAATCCAAGCCACGTTCCAGCTGATGCATTAGAGTGATGGTATGGAACACCATACAGAGCAGGAAGTGCAGCTGGAGTTGCAATACCAGCAGTCACAATCTTGTCCGTAGGTGCCACACCAGCAATCTGTGGAGTGATGTTGATTACCTTGTTTTCAACATCCCACAGAGTGATAGTACCTTCACCACGCTTGGTGGTAAGAGTAGTATCAAAGATCTGCACGGTCTGACCAAACCGCACAAGACGCGCACCGAAGCCATCAGTGGTCAGAGTGATGACATTAGATCCACCAGCAGGAGTATCAGTGGTAACAACACCAATGACACCATCACCCGTCTGCATCATCTGAGAATCAAGCTGCCTACGCATCTCGTCGAGAGCAGTAGCAGTCAGACGACGTACAGAATTCACAATGGCCTTACGCGCATCATCAGTGGCCCACTGCGTCAACTTGGTGTACTCAATGTTCTCTGAGCAGAACACACAATTAAGTACAGCCTTGTCGAATGTGGGACCACCACCTCGACCCAGATCACCACCATCTGGATTGAAGTACTGGAATGAACCACCCGGACGCAGTTCAAGCGGCACGCGCATCTGGCGATGTGAAATCTTCTCCACATCACGCTTCTTGATGTTCGCGTAGAACTTGTCATCCCGCTCGAACAGGACGCGCACCTTCGGAACTACGTGTTCCAATTCAAGTGCTGCTACCTGAGATTCAACAACAGCCATTTCTTACTCCTTGATACTCGTAAGTATCAGTCCTTCATTAACACGTCAAGTGTAGACATCCCTGCTGGAATGTCCGAGGCTTTACGAAATTTTCCGCTAGATGGGGCTGCGGATCTGCCACGAGCAATTGGGCCTTTCTTGGCCGGTTCTTCACTAACTTTCGCCACACCCTTCAAAGCAGTATTTCGTGCCGATTTGATTACGCTTGGCAAGAGCGTCTTCGCTTTGGAGAGGTATGCAGACTTAATACGATCAGTGGATTCCTTGTCAAACCCTGACTGGAATGCCTTCTCCCACAACTTATCGAGTAGACTCCGAAAGCGTGTATCTTGGGAAATCAGGGTTTCTAATTTTCCAAATGCCTCATTAGTTGCATGAGTTTTCACATATTCGGACATAGACCCATTGGGATCAATATGTCCATCAATCGTGGACTTCAGCACATTATCAGCCTTCACTTGCAAATCATCCCTCACATTAGTGAAGGTGTGCATGATTTGCTGCTGTTTATGCTGCTGAATTTCCTGTTGTGCGCGTGCAACTTGAGGGTCAACTTGTCTAGCTAGATTAGCAGGTGGCTCGAAGTTCTGTGAACCAAATACAAACTGGTTCAGAATGTTCGCTGCTGCCTGTAATGGCGCACCCTGTTCACCTAGGTTTCGACCCTCCCGAACCATAGTGATGATAGTGTCTTTGATGACATTACCAAGCACATGGTAGTAAGCCTGTTGGTCTACCTTCCTTAGTGTGGGAAGATAGTTATCAGCAATCTTATTAAAGGCTTCCTGATTTTCCTCCTTAGCTGCTTGGAGGAACATGGTAATGTCGCCACTCATTACCTCTTTTTCTGCTCTATCTAAAATCTGAGCTTTTTCAGCCGATATTTTAGCGTCCTGAATAGTCGGATAAATTTCCGTAAATTGCTGTTCCCTGTAATACGCCTTTTCCAGATAAGGAAAATCCTTAAACAACTGAGGATACTTGGCGAGAATCTCCTTCCTCCGTACTGGAGTAGTGAGTTCAAGATCCTCCTCTGTCGGCGGTTTAAGTTCTTCCTCAAGCTCCTTGAGTTCATCTACTTCTTCGACTTCTTCCTTATCCTCTTCTTCCTTGTCACCAAGTTCATCTAGAGGAAGGGGTTCAACCTTTTCTTCAACTTCATCCTCGACATTCAGAAGTTCAAGTGTATCGAGGTCGGTAGAGTCACCAGTTGCGTCAGGTGTGCTAGAACCAGCACCACCATCAGGAGAATAGAATTTATTGAACCGTAGGTTCATTTTGTCCCTCATTTAGTTGTTCACCTGTACTACCCTGGGGTCCGCTTGGTGGAGGAGCCTGACCCATAGGCTGAGCCATCATCTGCTTTTGTGCCATCTCCATTTGCTTCTGCATATCCATGTCCTGATGCATCTTCATATGCAGAAGTACATTCTCATATCCAGCTGGATTCTCAGTTTTGCACAGTCTACCTGCATCAGATACAAGCCATCTACGGTCCATATCTGCTGCCAACAAGTGATTATCTACATCATAGTCTGGCTCAATTGATGGCACACGCATTGGTGGTGGAGGTGGCATACCCATCTGCTGAGCCTGCATAGCCATCATTGGATCAGCTGGCATTTCAAATGGTTCAGAGTTGATGAGTAGTTGAATTTCTTCGTATTCCTTCTGTCTATCATCTTCACCTGGAATGATGTATTCATTCAGACCAATAGCTCGCTTGAGATATGGAATGTTTTCAGGTGTAGTGAGAGTAGAAGTAATTTCATCATTGTTCAACTCGAACAATGCCATAATTGCATCTTTTTGCTGATTCCAAGTGATTGGCAGATTTTCATTAGCTTCAATTTCAATATCGCCAATCTTACCTTGAAGTTCAGACAAACGAATGAAAACATTGACAAAGTTTCCAAATTCGTTCTTCTTGACTTGTTTTTCGTCATCCTTCATCTCTTTGATGTACATCGGGATGACTTTACCGAACACATTCTTCCACCAGTATAACAGCATTTTCCATGTACTCTGAAGCCTCTGAAGGGCCTGAGCACGACTCATGCTGTATTCACTAGCAGTTCTACTACCTGCCATCTGACCGCCAAATAGTGAAGGCAAGGAACCAGATACTAACTGACCTAGTTCCTGAACCTTCGCAGCGAATGGAAGAACTTCCTGACTTAGTGTAGCTGTCTTGACTTCGTAGAATCCTTCTGCGAGTGACTTTCCACTCTTAGGAGTGGCTGGATAGATACCACCTGGGATGACTTCAGCATTGCGATACGCATTAAAGTTCAATACTTTAGGATCAGCAAATGTCTGAGGAATCCCATGTTCTACCGTCTGCAATACTAATGAAATCAGATCATTAGTGATGTCCTGAACTGATGTAAGGAGTAGACCGATTGGATCGAAGTGAAGATAGTCTGAAAGAGGATTGTGAGTAATCGTCCATGAGTCATCAAGATTCTCATTGGTCGCGTGTGCAATTAGGTCATTGGC